GATCGTATAATCTTTGTCAGAGCCTAAGAAGCTCAGCCGTTTTTCAATTGTCTTGAAGCCGACGCCGCGGATGCCAGGCAAGTTATCCGAAGAGTCACCGATCAGTGCTCTTGCAAGTGCCATATTTCGGGGATGAACGCCAAGTTCCTCAATGATTTTTTTCTTGTTATAAACTGCCTTTTTAACAGGACGAAATACAACAGTCTCGTCATCACACAACTGATAAAAGTCTTGATCGTTTGATATGATCACTTTCTGCCAGCCCTTGTAGCATGGTAGGTGGGTCAAATGTGCGATTACATCGTCGGCCTCTACCTCTGGAAGTATTATCTGAATGATGGGCATTTCATTCAAATACTCCATCAGGCGAATTTGCTGCCATACCTTGTTCTTCATCTCCTCATCTTCCGTGAGGTTTTTAACACTTCGGTTGAGACGGATTGGCTTACGGCCGGCTTTGTAGTTTTTATTGATGGCCTTGCGCTTCTGGGAACCGTTGGGTCCATCCCAGATGAATACAATCTCATCAGGGCGTGTTTCTCTCACTAACTTTTGAAGGATTTTTAGTGTGCCCTTGATTCCGCCACACGGGTTGCCCCCCATTGTTAGGCTGGGATCCATGATATACGCTCTAATAAACATATTCAGGCTGTCTATCAGCAATACTCTTTTCATTATGCTCTCCACCAGTTTGGTGTTTGTGTTTTCCATGTTGCGAAAGAGGATTTGTCTCCCACATAATAATCGCGATAAGCGGTCACAACACACTCATTTCTATACTGATCGGGCATGGCTTGAGCAAAGGGTGTTAGTGGACCGCTTTTGGGGGTGGTCGGGAGTTGATTACACCACTCTATGACTTTTCTAGATTTATGATTCTTACCATATCTCTTTGTATACTCGTCACATAAAGCAAATCCGTGACGTAGCAACCAACTCCAGTTTGAGGATGTCTTGGCGGCCCAAACGGTGCAAGGGTGATTCTTGTGTGTTGAACGATATGGGGCGCCATCGTAACCCATACCATGAGCGATGGTGCACAGCATCTGTGCCGTTTCTAATACCATTTTTATGACGTGCTTATCACACATCATTGTGGCTGCTTTCTCCGGATCTGTATGTAATACAAATATATTCATAGTTTATAACTCCCTGCGATCTTATTATTGATCGTGTACACTACTCTTTTTACTCCAACAAACTTTAGTGCCTGATGACACATTGAACATGGCTTACTGATCTTGTAGTTGTTTTTTTTTCCTATTCTCGCAACATAAACCGTTGCACCTTCTGTAATACTTCTGTCGACGCCTAGAATAGCTCCTAGTTCTGCGTGAAGGGTAGTACGTCCTTCATGGTTTTTCTGGAAACGAGAACCAAAGGAACAATAGTTATTCTTGTTCGTGGATACGTTGCGAACAGATCCCTTTACTAGCACTGCTCCATGCCGATAGTCAGGGAATGTTGACTGTTGCGCAGTCCTCCTGGCTAGATCCATATAACGACGAATCTTTCCGGAATACTTGTGGGTTTTGGTGGCGGAGTATAACGACTCATACTCTTTTGCAGTAGATGACATAAGGCCCTCCTATGACTCTATACTCTATAGTATAGCGTGCTAGAGGGCTCCTGTCAAGTGTTTTACCCAGGTTCTGTGTAAAAGTCTTCTGCTTTGCCTACTCGCTTATCAAACTTCTGAACCACCTCTTCGTCCATTAACTGGACAATCTTATTTCGGAATTCTTCATCGGTCTTGATAACCTCGGCCCATTTTGATGGCTGGAACTTCTTTGTATATCCATCAGGCATTGTGAGAGTATACCATGCTCCAGCACTCTTCAAGTACTCTGAACTCTTAACCGCGTCAAACCACGATTCTTCGTCATTGATACCCACGTCCTCTGTACCCCATAAAATGCGGAAGGCACAGTTTCGGCCTTGGGTGCCAAAGCGCGACTTCTCGATCTTTGCTTTAACCTCTGAGCCAATCCGGAAGCCTTTCTCGTCTTCAACAAACGCTGTCTTTGCCTTGCGGCCAGTTAACCAGATCCGGAGCGAATACGAATAGTGGAGGGCTTTCCCACCAGGAGTCATATAGGGGGTTGTCATCGCGATGATACGTGCATTCGGGCCGCTTGGGATATTCGTCTTCAACTGATTGAGAACGAGCAGTGTTGCTTGTTTGTCTGCAATGGGAATGACCAGTTTGGACATACCCTTTGCTAAGATACGCGCTTTCACTGCCATCGAAGATTGCGGGTTGAAGTCTCCTTCAACGTCGGATACTGACGGTGTGAATGCTAACGAATCCCAGATAAACAAGAGCTGATCTTCCGATGCTCCAAGTAATTCTTCGATTGTCTCAAGCACGAATTCCACAGAGGTTGCCTGGATATACATTAGGCGGCATAGGTCGCATCCTGCGCGCTCTAAGAAGTCAGGGTCGATGGCTGACTCTGAATCAAAGTAAACGACAATCTTCCCCTGTTTCTGGGCGTTTGCAGCGATCTGTGCTGCCATATATGACTTGCCTGTAGAGGTTAAGCCGGCTAGTTCAGACACCTTACCAACGGGAATACCTGCTACCTGTCCTTTACAGACGATACTATCAAGCCATCGTGATCCTGTGGAGATCCATTCTTTGACCTCGGTTGGATTCTCACCAGTTAGGTCGTGTGCAACATGTCTGCCGGCTTTCTTGTTGACAAGATTCATTAGGTCTTGCATTGATACTCGGCCGGCTTTTGTTTCTTTAGCTTTTTTAGCCATTTCCTCTCCTTAAAAAGTGTGGTATCCTATTTGTTTAACCGGGATACCATCGGCGGGGTCGGGGATTTTTATCAGGTGGATGGCGTAGTAGCGCCATATAGTTCATTCTCAAGGGCGGTTCGTACAATAGTGGATATCCGCTGATTGCTATTTTCGCTCCTGTTCCGAATAGACTCCATAAGCTTGTCGTCTAATCTAAAAATGATCCGGTGGCTTTTTGTTTCTGTCTTCTGGGACATTTCTTCTCCTTTTTTTTTAAATATATGCAAAAGCGGCAGACTTTTAACCGGTCTGCCAGCGGCTGTTTGTTTACTCTGCTGCAGTATCTTCTGCAGGTGCGGCCGTGTCGGCTGCAGTGTCGTCTTCTTTGTCGTCGCAAGCGCTAAGTGCCATTACAACAAAGATAGGTAAGATAAACTTCATTATTTCTCCTCTTGTGAAAACGTTAAAAAGCAGCACACTTTAACCGGTGTGCTAGCGGGATTGTCCAACAAGCTAAGTGTTCTTGGTTTCTTGGACATGCAACCGTAATGCTTGTGCTGAAGTCTTTACCTCTTGCATAACCTTACGGATTCGTGTGCCTGCGGCACTGTTCCCGTCACTATAAAACTTAGCATAGTCCGCTCTCGTTGCCTCAAGCATCGTAATCAAATTTTCCAGTGTTTCCGGTGTCGAATTACTCATTTTGTCTCTCCTTGGTGTGTTTAAAATGCGGCAGGCTTTCCGCCGGCCTGCCAGCGGCCATTTATTACTCGGTAGTTGTCACGGTTTCTGTGGTGGCTGCTACATCAACCGTGCCTTCTTCTGGCACAGTATCCGGTGATGCCACCGTTTCAACAGGAACTACTCCTGTTGTCGTTGTGTTTGTCGAGACTGTGGCAGGGTCAACTGAACACGTCCCATACGCGGTGGCGACAACAAGTACCCCACCGATTACACTAACATGGACTCTCCACTTAGCCCATAGCGATTTTAACATTTCCATAACGTCTCCTTTGTTGTATAGAATAGTGCGGCACCCGATTTATTTACTGCCGGGGTGCCATCGGCATCAAACGAACCTACTTATATTGTTATTTGTTTGCCATTAGTTCGTCAAACGCTCGGTCCACATCATTTTTATTGCCACTGCTATAACGTGTTGTTTCCGTCGAACGGGACTCGGCGCTTCCATCGCCGGCTAATTGCTCATCTAAGATTGCATTGATTTGCTCTGGAGTTTGACGCTCGAATAGAGAGTCAATGTCTGGCATACTATCAAGGAGGGCGGGGATAGCATCCCGGTCTTCCAAGAGCGGGGAAGTATTTCGACGCATCTTTAGGTTCGTTTGGGGGTATGCACCAGGCTGTGTAGGCTTAGTGTATGTGAGAGCGATGTCAGTGCCCTCAAGAGTATCGGTGATATCACCATAATCGGGATCTAGGATGTATCCCAGAAGGTTTTCATAGGCACGCTTACCGTAACCATAAATCTTGACTCCCTCATCTTCTCGTCCTCGCACCACTACTGGTGAGAAGAACCTGTTTCGGACAAAGAGCGACTTAGCAAGCTTCTTGCTCTCTTCATCGTTGGTTTTCGTTCCCTCATGCCATAGTGCTGAAGCAAACTCGCAAATCGGGCATTCATCGCCAAAGTTACGCTTGGGGCATACGATGCCACCACGATGATTTCCCACGTTATAGTGGAAGTACATCTCCTTAAGGGGATCACCATTAGGTGCCGGCACGATGCGGATATCTTGGTCTCCTTCATCGGGCTTAAACCATGCTGATTGTTCCCTTGTTCCCTCACCACGTAGTGTGGCAAGCTTCTTTCTCATTAGTTCCATGTTAATTGACATTTATTGTCTCCTTTATTGTTTATGGTAAAGTATGTTGAGCGGTTCCTCAACATCTAATGTAACACTCTCAATCTACTTTGTCAAGAGTCTTTTGTTGTTGTATCGTGTTTGTATGGGCCACGACGTACCCAAAATCTTTGTGAGGGGTCTCATAAATTGCATATGAAATCTTGCGAAATGCATTTGACGGTTTCTTCTTAAGAATATCAACCAGTTTCTTATGCAAGGCACCCTCCGTTGCTAACCTTTCTTCATTCACACATATATAATAACACAGTTCGCGCTCAGTGTCAAGCTGAAATAACCAATTTTCTTGAAGATTTTTTGGATTTAGTATGGCCATGGTGCGGATACGATTAATTTCAGCTGGTTTCGCGACTTGGCCGATCTCTGGTTCTGCATGAGTGAAGTAATTGAGATAGTGGACCGCAGAGAAGATTGCGGAATTAAGAGTATCGTAGTAAGTTTTGATTGGCACATCGCCAAGTGTCCTTTCAATCTCAAGGTTCGAAAAAACAGTTATTGACTCAAAAAGGCCGGAGCGGGCATATTCCTGCAGCACACCGAAAACCACGTTCTCTACAAGACGGCGTTCGCCATTCACAAGGTCAACATCTGGTTTAATATAAAACACTTCTAGCTTCTTGTCCTTCATTTGTTCAAGAATGCCAAGGGAATAGTTTGAACTATAAGATGTACCAACGATAAATACTTGGACGGTCTCTCTTAAATCCTTAAAGAATTCTTTGAGGTTCGGGACGTTCTTTTCGTACTCTTCTGGGGTTTTAAACTTCTTGAGCTTGTGCTTTCGTTTGCTGCTTCTCGCAAACTTATCACTTAACTCATATACATCATACTGTGTAACATCTCTAAACTTGCTAGCGATGGCGGATGCACCTGTTCCTATGCCAACTATCGAAATCATAATACTAAATTGTCCAAATCATAGTAATTCTTTCCGGCCTTCAGGTTTACTTCAAACTTGCCTAGGCGATTCTTAGCAAACATATCTTTCATTTCTGTGATCATTTCTCTATCTTCGTCGGCGAAATCAACAACTATCTCATCATGTACGATATGTGAGATGAATGACTTTTTGTCTTCCAACATTTTATCAATCGCGATGGCTCTCTCAATCACAAGGTCCGCGGTGGTACTTTGAACCAAGTAATTTAATGCCTTCCAATTATTGACCTTGATATGGCGGCCAAATACAGTAGTAATATACTCCCCATCATAATATTTGTCAAGGACTTTTTCACGGTCATAGAAGCTATCATCAAGCTCTTTTGAGTCTGGGTTATATAACCAAGAAAAGAAAAGGGTTTTTGCCTCTTCTCTGAGCATCTCTGGTTTTTTGAATACATTAACGATATTCCATTCATGGATGTCTTCTTCTGGTTGGCGGGTGCCGGCTAATGCCAAAACAGTGCGAGCTTCCGCACCATTATAATCCATCGATATAAACCAATCATTGTGAGGCTTTATAATACGCCTGAGATCCTTTTTCATCGTCAGGATAGGGAAGGCACCGCATTGTGTTGTAAGGCGCCCTGTGACGGTGCCAAAGAGGTTGTAATCAATGTAGGGCCGGCCACTGAGCAATTTTTGACAGCCATTCCGCAAGTTGGTGCTTGCCAACATGTTTCGGCAGTCGGTACTGTCGAGTTTTAGATCCTGATACTTTATCTTATATAGGAGTCTTTCTGCGCCGACCAAGTAATCATAGTTCTCTGGTTTTTCGTTATTCTCAAATATATATTCTGTGATCTGATTCTTGATCTCACAAAAAGCGACCAATGCATCATGAGGCACAAGATCAAAAAAGCAGTGGTTTCTCATGTCAACTTTAGCAATGTCAAACGACTTCTTGTACGCTCCTATTTTTCTTGATATCTTCTCCCAATCTTCCTTGAGGTGATCTGGACATACCGCAGCCATATTTTTACCTTGGGTGTAAAACCAAGCGTATTCGGCTGCGGGGACAGGATCACTGGCTGGGCGCCATGTCCGAGTTAAATTGTCTGGGATAGTATTGAAGTGAAGGCGCCCGGCGGTATACACACCGACACATTCTTTTTTATCATCAAGTGTTTGAAAGTACAATCTTTCCTCCGATGCCCATCTTCGACTGTCTATAAAGATAACTCAATGAGCCGCGATAGTCAAATGGTTGATTGATGATTTCTTCAAATATTAATAGAGAGTGCAATAAAGACCTGGAATTTCGAATACTTAGACAATCTCTAATTATTTTTTGTTTCTTACTTGGTTCATGACGATTGGACTCTTCAACGAAACGTATATTAAAATAAAGTTTCAACAACTCTGTTTCTGACACTATTCCTTCTACGTCTGCAATTTTATATTTCTTGGGGGTAACGTACCTTGATACAGTTTGGCCATTGCATTCCTCAAGTGTCAGAACACTCTCTAACCGCACCATATTATATACTCTTAGCATGTATGTCCTAAGCATTATTACGAATTCATAGAAAGTGTTGTTGTATCCTATACTGAGAACTTGGCCTGTGGTACCGGCGCCGTATTTTGAAGCATAAGTCAGCATCTCGTTAGAGGCTATATCTGCCACCAGGCGCCACGGAATTGCTTTGTCGACCATAAAGCCGTATGAATTGCATGCATTTAGATAAAATTCCCAGTTTTTGCTGTTGACAAACTTCTGTATTTTCTCTTCATCGTTAAAATACTCGGCATCGGCAATTTCTAGCGCTAAGCCGGTTGCATAAATCGGACAATACTTACTTTTTATGTAAGCAGCCATCGTAAACGGGAATTCTCTTGCACTTCTCTGTATTAGTTCTTTAAAATGGAACATAAACTCTTCAAAGTTCCGAACTTCTATTTTTTGTTCTTTGAACTGCTTTGCCATGGCAGACATATAGTTTCCTAAGTGCTTATCGTATAACCGTCTTGGATCAGAAAACGCTTTATAGACCTTTAACGTGCTCAAAAATGGGTCGTCTGTCTGTATCTCGCCAATAGAGGCTTTCTTTTGAAACTGCTTGGTTAGATCATCAAATGCGTCTACAACAAAGGACGCGGCGCCGATCTGTTCGCCGTTACCCTGAGAGCCTTTAAAATGTTTAATTGGGATACTAGAGTTGCTAAAATAAATTGGTTTAAACCTAAAGTCGACGCGACCGTAAAAGAACTTTTCACCAAAATTAAAATCAACTAAATTTGGATATTTTTGATTTATTGTATCTTCATTATACAGTATCTTCTTGTTAAATGTCAAGAGGGTACCTTCATTTTTTTCTTCAATATAAAATGTCGACATATTATTTTCCTATTTTACGGACTGTGTTCTACTTTGTTCCCAGTATACGCTTGCGTCGTGGGATCGGTGCCGGCAGTTTTGTCGTCCAGCATGGCTGCAGCGCCTTTGGTTTTGAATGCATGGCACTTGGCACTGGCTTTGTTGTTTGCACCGATGGCCTCTTCAATCATTTTATTTTCCTTGTCGGAATTAGCGGCAGCAACCCAAACAGCTGTCAATTTTGTGTTTGCTAACCCTGGACCAAATTCGTGTTCTGATCTAATGATCATAAAATAGCCGCCGACACCCAGATCTGTTAAATCAAAGCCGTCTTTGTTGAATCCTTCTAAACTGGGATCGAAGCCTTTCGGGTCAACAAAAATATAGTTCCCTGGGAAGGCACGTACATTGGCGTATGAATCAATATCAACATCATATATCTCACGTAACTGCCTTAGTCCATCATACCCCTCTTGTTCAAAACGGACCTCTTTAAGGCCTGGGGCATTCGTTTTATTGAGCCTAATGGTTTTAAGAATTCCGCGATCTTTGCCGAGCACATAGTGAAATATTCCGCGGTCCTCATCTTGCTTACGAAACCCATTCATCAAATCCATCGGTTGCGTTCTGCCGGCATAAAACACAAAATAATTCATTTCCTCGTCAAATCCCGAATTTGGTCTATCCCAGCCGGCCTTTCCTGATATGTTTAATAGAGGCATATCTGACTCATTCACTTTTAAAATATTTAATCGGTTTCCTGGTAGCTTATTAGCTGCTATGTGTGCTGTTATTTCATCTGGCTGTGTTTTGCCTTCTGGGTACGTCGTCACAACAGACTGGAAAAGCCGCACCTTTTGTTTTATTGAAAATGGATAGCAATCACTTTTGTTCAAATATTTCTTTATTAAATCGTTAAATAAGTCTTTCATGAACTGAACCAACGGGTAAACAGCTTGATCTTTTTTCAGCAATTTGCTTGTTAACCATTCGGACATGTATTTCACTGATACCGGAACATCTGCAAAGTTGACGTATACTATTCCATCAGTTGAGTGATTGACCAATTCTAGTGGGCCTAAGAGTACTCTAAACTTTTCAAACTCTCTAATGCTTTCTTCTAACGTGTTAACTTCAGTGGCTTTGATACCCCCGGTAGACGTGTCGAAGTCAATCGTTTCATATTTTGTTGCGCTCTCTATACCGTCTCTTGTATCTGCTAAGAACTTAGCCATGTTGCCTATTATAAGATTTAATAAATCTCCGATATAGAAAAATGGAATTTGTATACTGTCTAACCCTCCAATAAGTAACGAAGCTTCCAG